GAATTTACAAGTTCAGGCCCACGTATACGGACCTTAAAAGAAGGAGGCAGATAATGAACACTAGACAAGACGGACCATTTGTAAGTGCATTTGAAAGTGACACTACAGGAGTTGTAACACAACATCTTATTACGTATCGTGTAAAAGATGGTATGTTACGTAAAGAAACAACCACAAGGCGATTTTCGGATACAGGAGACTGGCACGATAGTAGTACTGTTGAGCCTTTGGTTAGACAGGAGTTAAAATAATGAACAAATACTTTAACGTAATCTTTTGGAGTATGTTGATTGTTGCAGGTGTACTTACATTTATTGCCACTGATCAACTTGAAAACAGACTTGACAAGATGGAAACACAGATTGACGAAATGAATATGATGCTGAAGGATATGACAAAATGAGTGAGCCAGTAGACGTTTCAAAGAAACATTTTTATATTAGTATGATTAAAAGTTTTGTAAGGTTGATAGCAGGTGGCATACTTGCTTATGCAGGATATGAACTATGGGCCGCAAATGACTATACGGATATTGTAATTGCCTATTCAGGTTACTTAATGATGTTCTCGGGTATTGCATTTGTAATTGCTGAAGTGCTCGGCGTAGTGGAGGAACTGTAATGCCTTTAATTCCAATGGTAGTAGAGCAAGAGTCAAGAGGCGAACGTTCTTACGATATATATTCAAGGTTGATGAAGGACCGTATTATTATGCTACAAGGTGTAGTTGAAGATAATATGGCTAACTTGCTTGTAGCACAAATTTTATATTTAGAAAGTGTACATGCAGAAAAACCAATTAAAATGTTCATCAACTCACCTGGCGGTAGTGTTACGTCCGGCCTGGCCATTTATGATACAATGCAGTTTAGTAAATGTCCTATACACACATATGTAATGGGTCAAGCCGCAAGTATGGGTAGTTTTTTAGCAATGGCAGGACAAGCAGGTAAAAGATTTGTGTTGCCAGAAAGTCGAACAATGATACATCGTGTTTCTAGTGGTACAAAAGGTACAAAAGGAAGTGTACATGTACAGGAACTAGAATTTGAAGATGCTAGAAGACACTTCGAAGAGTCTAAATATCTTAACAAGCGTCTTACTGAATTGTATGTTAAACATAATACAGCAGGAAAGACTTATGATGAACTTTTTGAAACTATGAAGTTTGATACATTCCTTCGTGCAGATGAAGCAGTAGAAAACGGATTTGCAGATAAGGTGGTTGAAGGCAGATGAATACAGTACAAGAAACAGTAGCTAATATAAAAGGTATCCCTACTAGAGAACAACTTTTAGAAATGCTACACAAAGAAGTAGTAGAAGTAACATTTACTAAACTAGACGGTGAAGAAAGGGTAATGCCTTGTACACTGATTGAAAGTTATATCGATAATCCCGCTAAAACCAAAGACGAGTCAAACAAAGTCCGTCAAGTAAGTGACAAGGTAGTTGCAGTATGGGCTATCGAATCAAAAGGATTCCGTAGTTTCAGATATGACAGAGTAAAGTCTATTAAAGTTCTTGAGTATGGAGCAAACTACTGATGCAAATACTTGATAATGGCTGGCACGTGCCTGAAGGAGATACTAAGATGCTATCACATGTAGCGTCTAACGAAACTGTATTCAGGCCTACGTATGAATGGAAACAACGTGACGCTATTACAAGCACACATCCAAACATGGATACTTTTATTGATGTAGGTACTAATATCGGAGTGTGGAGTATAGGAATGAAGAATTACTTTAAGAAAGTTATTTCCTATGAGCCTAGTCCTAAGAATTTAGAATGTTTACGTTTAAACTATCCTGGTGATAATGATATTAGAGAAGTAGCAGTAGGTAACCAAACAGGCAAAGTAAGTTTTAAAGATAGTGTACAAAATTGCGGCAACGGTAGAGTACGTCCCGATCTGGAAATTACAGAAGAAGGAGCCGCATACGTAGTTGATATTGTAAAGCTAGATGACGAAGGTATCACTAATTGTAGTTTGATAAAAATTGATGTTCAAGGATTTGAATGGCCGGTAGTACAAGGTGCAGAAAATTTAATTGACGAACAGAAACCATGGGTAACAGTAGAACCCAATCAAGACATAGGAGAGATGTGCGAGTTTTTCTTTAAAAGAAACTACGACTTTATCCTTGTAAAGAGCAAGAGAACTTTTATCTTTGCTCCAAGAGCAGGTATCAATACGCCTGCACCTAGTGCTTTTGGCATTAGGCCTTCAACACAACTAGTACTGGATCAGTACAACATCAGGAGACCATCATGAAGAAACTTATCGTTGCGAGTATGTTTTTAGCAACACCTGCACTTGCAGATACTACTACAGGAAATATTACCGATCATTGGAAGACTGTAATTGATCGAAAACCTTACAATGTAGAAGTGTGTTATGAAAAAAACGTATCAGGAGATAAGACTGGTGATACACTCAAAGGTGCTATTCTTGGAGGCATCATTGGTAACAATGTAGGCGATATTAAGAACGGCGGAGCCGCAGGTGCTATCATTGGAGGTCTGCTAGGGCATAGCAAATCCAATGCAACTGGCGGTACTAAAACAGTGTGTCAAGTAGAAACACGTTACAACGAAACAAGTCGTGAAGTATACAGTCACTCAACTATTACATTTGAAGTCAACGGAAGAAGACATACACTTTCATTTGCTAAGTAGTAAGTTACATTAAATTGGACAGTTGGCTGAGCGGCTTAAAGCGGGGGATTACTAATCCCTTGAAGGAGCAATCCTTCCGTGGGTTCGAATCCTACACTGTCCGCCATATTTTTTTACAAAAGGAGGGTGAGTATGGGATTAGTAATTACACTAATAGGAGGGTTGTTCATGTGGGACAACCAAGAATTTTTTGGCACAGCCGAAACACAATATGAAGAAGGTTATAGATGGGAATACATTGGTAAGACACCTACGTCAGGCGTACCTGCCCTGCCTATAATTGATAACCAAGATAACGAAGTTGTTTATTGGAAACTTAATAAGTAAAAGCATTAGTGCCATAAAATGGCACTTTTAGCCCGAGTATGCTTAACTACTCAAAAAATCACACCCCGGGTGAGGCATTATAGTTAAAGAGCACCCATAACCTCAGAGGAGACAAAAAAACATGAAACTATTACAACTGTTAGCAGTAGGACTGCTAATGACGTTAGGATCATTTGCATACGCAGATGAACCAAAAGACAAAATCAAAGTAGGCTTTGTATATGTAGGCCCAACTGGAGATCACGGTTGGACATACCGTCATGACATTGGACGTCAACAAGTAGAAGAAGCATTTGGCGATCGTGTTGAAACGAAGTACATCGAAAGTGTTAAAGAAGGACCAGACGCAGAACGTGTAATGCGAGCAATGGCATTACAAGGTATGGATATTATTTTTGCAACATCGTTTGGTTTTATGGATCCTATGATGAACGTTGCTAAAGAATTTCCAAATGTAAAGTTTGAACATGCAACAGGTTATAAGACAGCTGACAACATGGCAAACTACGGACTACGGTTGTATCAAGCAAGACATGTACAAGGTGTTATTGCAGGTATGATGACTAAGACAGATAAAATCTGCTATATTGGAGCGTTTCCAATTCCAGAAGTTATCCGTGAAATCAATACGTTTTATTTAGGTGCAAAGTCTATGAATCCTAATGTAGACATTGATGTTGTTTGGGTCAATACTTGGTATGATCCAGGTAGAGAATCAGATGCGGCTAAAGCATTGCTATCGCAAGGCTGCGATATCTTAGCACAACACACTGACTCACCATCGCCAATGCAGGCGGCTGAAAAGTTAGGTGCTCACGGATTTGGCCAAGCAAGTGATCAAATTGTATTTGCTCCTAAAGCACAGTTGACAGCAACTATTGACAACTGGGGTCCTTACTATATTGAAAAAGTAAGACAAGTACTAGAAGGCACATGGACAACCGGTACATACTTTGGACACATGAACGATGGTTCAGTTCAAATGGCACCGTTTACTAATATGCCAGCTGATGTTGCGGCTAAAGCACAAGAAGTAAAAGACGCTATTACAGCAGGAA